AACCGATGGAAATCCATTGTTTGATCATTTGTATAGTTTAGCCGCTGGAAAAATGTTTTCTACAGACAGAGGAACCGGATTATGTATTTTATTAACATATGATTTTTTTTCAGATTTTCATACATTATGGCAACTATTTTCGAATGATCCATCGAAACTATCTGATACTACCAATTGTTTTGTTTTATTGAAAAACCGTTTATCTGGTAAAAAATAAAAGGGTTATATATATAAATGGCTTCTACGAGGAATAAAAATGATAGAGGAAATTATAAATCTGAAGAAATGGGAAGACAAGACCAGAGATTATATTTAGCTTTTGAAAATCAAGGAAATGGGAAAGCATACACGAATCATTTTGCTGGAGATGGTTTGCTTATGGGACAAATGGGTCCTTCTGTATTGTCTCATAACTATGCAGATATTGATTCTTATTTGAAGGGCATCGGGTCAACCAATTTAGTTAGTACTTTACCTGAAATTAAACCACGAATAAAAGAATTAGAAAGTGTTTCTATCATAAATAAAATACCTTTAATCATTCCGCGCGATTTGAGAGTTGATAAAAATCAACGCCCAATGCTTTCATAGTTATAAAAATTATAATATCGTTTTTTTGATTTTTGAAAAACATGATATGTATTGTTTGTCTTGGGAAAGAGTTAACTAAATTTGACAATAATTTTTACATCTTCTTTTTTGATACATTTACATGCGGATATTGATAATTCTTCGCGTTTCTTTCGTGTTTTTCCATTATCGTCTATTTGTGATAATTTTTTTGATGTGCTATTTCGTGTATTCATATCACTTTCGATTTCTTGATAATGATTTTGGATATATTCTATAATTTTGCTTTCAATTGCCCATTTGAAAAAATTAAGCTGACCAATTGTTGTTTCCATATAATTATCTGTATCATATGGTATTGTTATTCGTTCCCATCTACAAAAAGGATCAAAATTCTTTTTCGCATACGCCTTTAGTTTCAATTTATAGTCATTATACACTTTGAAACGTATTGTTTCTGTTGCAGATGGTTCTCCACCGATTATTTTCGGAATTTCATAAACCGTATAATATTTCTTTGCATAATTTGTGACAAACCAATCCACAATTCTTAGTGAAATTTTGGATTCTCCGTTTATAACATTCATCATTCTTAATAGGTTCTCCTTATTTTTATAAAAATCCATTAAATTGTTGAGAAGCAATTGTTTTTGAGTATTTATTGTATAAGACATGTTGATAATTAATAAAATATGTATTTATATGACTTTTGTTATATGAATTATTTTTGTCGGTAAGGGGTAAATAATGAATTTATTTCGATATCAAATACCTCATTCATTTTCTTCCTAACACTGCATGTGGTATAACTAATTATAATAATTATACTGTTCCAAATGTATTTGAATGCATTTATATTCGTAAAGATTGTCAATCAAACATAGGTATGAATGATATTAGTATATCACATATATTAGATATGAAAAATAGGAAAGATGATATTGAGATTTATCTATCAGGATTTCCATTTTCATTATAGTTGTATCAATAAAATATACATAACATTATTTGTATATTGATAATCTTACACTTTACTCGAACGAACAAAAACCATAAAATATATTATATAAAATATAACATATTTTTGATTAACCCTTTATTTGAATAAACTACCGAATTGGCCGTTTTTCAATAAAGAGTATAGCTTTCCCAATATGGAAAGCGATAAATAAATATATGGTAAAATATTTTGCTTAATTACTGTAAGCGACTCCAGCCATACCGCTCATGACACGGAGAACGTTGTAGTTAACAGCGTAGACACGGACCTTGGCAGTAGCAGTTCCAGAAACAGTAGGAGATGAGAGAACGAGTTGGAGAACAGCGTTATCAATTCTGGAGAAGTTGCATGAACCACTTGGTTGATGTTCTTCTGGACGAAGAGCAAATGAGTAAACGTTGATACCAGTATCAGGGGCACGGGTGTGGTGTTGGTATGGTTGAACAACGTCGAAGTATGATCCTTCACGTTCAGAGAATCTGTCTTGACCGTTAAGTTGGAGCTTAGCAGTGACAACAGGGTTCTCTCCCCAACAGTGCATGTCAAGAGCAGTCTCAGCAAGAACGAATGTTCCAGCATCAGAAAGACCAGATCCAGTGACTGTGGCAGAACCATCAGTTGGTTGGAAAGGTGTGTTGACAGAAAGCTTGTTCCATTCAGATTGAGATGTAAGACCAGGAACATCAACAGCTCCAGCCATTTGGAAAAGACCTTGAGATGTAACAAAGGCTTGGGATCCGGCTGTCTCAGTAGGTCCACCGAAGGCATGGATGGCATTAGGAAGAGCATCAATGGCGTCAGTGTAGTTGAATGGTTGGGCACCAAGAACCTTGAAAAGAAGTTGAGAAGCATCAAGAGATGAGCAGTAATCAACGTTGGCATCAGGTTGAACAACCCAGACAAGTTCCTTGACAGGGTGGTTAAAGTTCAACTTAATCTTGTTTGAAGAAGATCCAACAGATTCATCACCTGTGAATTGGACTTGTTCAATAAGATATTCGTGTGGGTTTTGAGCCATCTTGCGGCGTTCATCAGTATCGAGGAAAATGTAGTCAACATAGAGAGAAGCAGCAACAAGGGATTGTTGGTAAGCTGTGGTGACTGATTGAGTTCCAGCTGAAAGAGAAAGTGTGTTGACAGCCCAGAGACATTCACCAATAGGTCTCAAGTCAAGGTTGATCTTGACTTCGTGGTATTGGAGAGCGATCAAAGGAAGAGCAAGTCCAGGGTTTCTGCAAAACCAGAAGAGAAGAGGAATGTAAAGAGTTGTCTCTGGAAGAGCGTTTCTTGGAGCACAAACTTGTGTTGGGGCACCGGTAGCAGCGCAAGGTCCAGCAACAGAAGCGAATGTAGGATCAGTCATGTATGTAAGTTGTGTGGTGTTTCCAATGAGCTTGAAGTATCCACGTTGTTGTTCAGAGGTCATTGTAAGTTGGTTCCAGATGTGCATCCAGTCACCATATTGGCGGTCAATGCGTTGACCTCCAATTTCAACCTCAACTTGAGCAACAAGTTGCTCACCAATGAAGTCAAGCCATCTGGCATAGACACCATAACCATTGGTAGATCCAGCCATAGATTGGTTGATCTCAGGAAGAGTAACTTGGAGGTATGTGCGGTAAGCAAGATCTCCGTTTCTGGAGATTGTGCATGTAACACGGCGGCCAAAGTCAGCTTGTCCGGAGAATGTTTGCTCAATGGATTCCATGGCAAAGTTTGTGTGTCTTCTGTAAGAAACCTTCCAGAAGGTAATTTCAGGAGTTCCTGTAAGGAACACGTCTTGTGCGCCATAAGCGACTAATTGCATCAAAGCTCCACCCATCGGTACGATATATACTTCCTAAAGATAATAATTTCGGAAAATATCAAAAAATATGCAAAAATATGAAAAATACCTACAAAAACCATTTTTTTATTTTTTTAATTTTTTTATTATAACACATTTTGTAGGTAGTTTTATTGTAGAATAATTGAATTATTCAATCGTTTTGCGGTTTTGCGAATCATCCAATATTGAATATGGAAATAATGAATAATTACGTTTTTCGGGGATTAGACCATTCTGAATAACTCTTTACTTGAAGAAACGAATAATTTTACACATATAAATTGAAAATTTGGCATTTTCATTTTTATTAAGATAATACAAATGAAAGAAAATACTACATATTTATCAATATATGACTATACTAAACAAATTATAACCAGTCAAGATTTTCAACAAAAAACAAATATGGTAATAAGTGTATCCCTTGAATTATATCGCGTAATTATTTCTTCACTTCTTCTTATATTTGTTCCTCAAAAATGCGATGACCATGTATGTAGTCTTATGGAAAATCTGCATACTGATAATATAAAATACACATCTGCTTTGATAATCAATTATATTACGGCTATTTCCTTTTTTATCATGTATATATGCGAAATAAGACGCGAAGAAAAACTGATAAAACTATTAGAAGTAAATAATACAATCTCTACAGATAATGAATCCGTTGGGAAACGACTCTCTATTTTTTCAGAAGAAAAACGAAACAAAATTTTCAATATAGATAGAGATTATCAATATGCAAGTTATGCTGTAATGTGTATTTATATGTTAAATATTATTTTTAGTGGTATTGTCATACATGATTATACTTTAGGCAATCAAACACTTATTATTTTTC